GAACTTTCGTGCCACAAAGAAGGGTGCGGGAATGACTAAGGCTGGGGTAGCTGCTTACCGTCGCAAGAATCCCGGCTCTAAACTCAAGACTGCTGTAACGGGCAAGGTCAAGCCGGGCAGTGCTGCAGCAAAGCGTCGCAAATCGTACTGTGCTAGGTCTGCTGGGCAAATGAAGAAGTTTCCCAAAGCTGCAAAGAATCCTAACAGTCGTTTGCGTCAAGCAAGAAAGAGGTGGAAGTGTTAAACTTACTAATCGGACCTGTAGCAGAACTTGCTGGCACTTGGATGGCTGGTAAAGTAGAAGAAAAGAAAGCACAAGCAAAAACAAAAGTAGCCAAAGCAGAAGCAGAAGCTATGGTTATGCAAAAGAAAGCCACCGGAGAAATCGATTGGGATTTGGAGATGGCAAAGGGAAGTCAGTCATCGTGGAAAGACGAGTGGCTGACAATTTTATTTAGCCTACCTCTTATTTTAGCGTTTGTTCCGGGGATGGAAGAACTTGTACGTAACGGATTTCAACAGTTGGAGCAAATGCCTGAATGGTACCAGTACAGCTTGGGCGTTATTGTTGCTGCAAGCTTTGGAACACGAGCGGCAACGAAGTTCTTTGGAAAGAAGTAAACATGGCAGAACTGACAATGGAAAGATTCCTCAAGTGGAAGATACTGCCTCGCCTTATGATGTTGATGATGTCAATATCAGCGTGGAGAGTAGTAGAGTGGTTCATGCTTCTGCCAGACCCGACAACACAACAATCAGCACTGGTAAGTGTAGTCACGGGGGCAATGACAGGTGCATTTGCGGTGTGGCTGGGACATGAAAAATGAAATATAACGTATCACATTTCCTAGACAAACTAATCGAACACGAAGGCATGGTTCTCACAGTGTACCAAGATACTTTGGGCATAGACACCATCGGTATAGGGCGAAACCTAAAAGACAGGGGTATCAGCCCAGAAGAACTAGCCTACATGGACATACCCAACATGGCTATCGTGTACACTGAGGGTATTAGCGAGGCAGACGCCCGCTACCTTGCAATGAACGACATCAAGATAGTAGAAAACGAACTGTCACAGGTACACAAGTGTGTGGAAAACCTAGATGCAGTGCGTCAGCTAATCTTGATGGACATGGCATTCAATATGGGTGTGCCGCGCCTATGTAAGTTCAAAAAGATGTGGAACGCTATTCACGAGGATAACTTCGATGCCGCAAGTCTTGAGATGATGGATTCGCGTTGGGCAAGGCAGGTGGGTTCGCGGGCAAGAAAGCTTTCGGACGCAATGAAGTCCGGAGAGTTTTGACAGCCCACGTCTTCTTGTTGCTTGTGTACATAGGCACAGGAGACTTTCGTACCCTAGAAAGCAGTGACATGTATTTCTGGAACGTAAATGAGTGCAACTACTTTGCTTCTCGCGTAACCAAGCGATACGGTAACTACCAGTACAGCGATTTTATCGACCCAAAAGACAGAGTAACAGCCTATTGCGTACCCCGTTATGTAAATCCAGACGATGTAAAGGTATATTGAATGCCCCCTAGAAATCACAAGCAATGGACTAAGACCCCTAGCATAGAACACATCAGTTCGCTTATCTATTCTGACCAAGACCTATACGAACAAGAAATAGAAAATATATTCGCTAAAGTGTGGGTGCCAATGTGTCACATTAGCGAGATGCGTAACGAAGGAGACTTCAGAACTACAGAAATTGCTGGGGTTCATGTAACTGCATGGAATGCTGGTTGGGATGTGGTAGCAAAAAGAGATACCGGAGTACATAAACTATCTGGTAATACGCACGTTCTTACAACTGGTTTTCCACTACACTGCGAAGTTAAGCACGGCGGCATGGTCTGGGTAACACTTGACCCTAATCCTACCCAGAGTGTAGAAGAATGGACAGGCGGTGCTTTTGATTGCATTGCTGGTGCTATTGATGCTGAAGAACTAGAAGTGTTCCACTACCACAAGGCCATCATCGATACGAATTACAAGCTGTGGCACGACACAAACTCTGAGTTTTATCATGACTTTATGCACTACCACAATCGTGTGACCGGGTTTAACGACGCTTACTTCGCACGTAAGAACATACCATTTGACAATGGCCACGTGAATGTCAGCAGTTTCACTGTTAATTACGAGGAGTACGAAGGCTTTGAAGACAGGGGTGAACTGTCGTTCCCTAACTTGCCACCAAACCAGTGGTACATGGTTGACCTGTTCCCCGGCTTCAACTTCAACCTACGTGGCAGTGCCTACCGTAGCGACAGCGTAACCCCACTAGGACCAAACAAGGTACTGATTGAGTTCCGTGGCTATGGCCTAATGAGTGACAGCCCAGAAGACCGCGCTACTCGCATCGAACACCACAACTCTATCTGGGGGCCGTTTGGTCGTAACCTACACGAAGACTTGATTGGTGTAGCTGGTCAGGGGACTACAATGCGCACAGGCACAGAACCACGTAACATCCTGCACGGGCGACACGAAGGTGGCACAATCCACGATGAGGTGGGTATGCGTCACTACTACGCTGAGTGGTCTAAGTGGATGGGCGTATCAGCACAAAACCCTGTAGAAGAACTAGCGGAAGAAGCTGCATAGATGGACCCTATTAGCGCAATGGCTACAGCATCGGCTGCTTTCGGTGCTATCAAAAAGGGGATGCAAGTAGGTCGTGACATTGAGTCTATGGCTGGTGACTTGTCTCGCTGGATGGGTGCGCTAAGTGATATTGACCAAGCGCAGAAGGAAGCCAAGAACCCACCTATCTTCAAGAAGCTATTTAGTGGCGCAAGCATTGAAGAAGAAGCTATTACTGCTTTTGCTAACAAAGAAAAGGCAGCAGCACAGCGATACGAACTGCAACAGTGGATTAGCCTGACTATGGGTAGGTCTAAATGGGATGACCTAGTTCGTATGGAAGGTCAGATACGTAAGCAGCGACAGCAGACTCTATATAGACAGCGTGAACGTAGACAAAAGTTTGTAGAGATTGTGGCATGGATTGTTATGCTTGGACTAGCTGCAGCAATTCTTTACTCTTTTATTATGTTCCTTATGTCTAAGCAAGCTAGGGCAGACGAGATAAAGTGGACTACATGTAGACTGGTTGCCTATGAAAGAACTAAGGTAAAAGAAAATCCATACACAGAATATATCTGTACGTATAAAGGCGCAAACAATACAATCGAAACTATAACGATTAGCGAGTTTTGTCCACGGCAGTATCAGTGCATTTATAATCCACGTGAAAAAGACGAACCCACACTGAAGGAAACACTGAAGTCAATTAGGGAAAAACTACAATGAAAAAACCACAGCAGAGTTTAAAAAACTGGACAGCACAGAAGTGGCGTACTAAATCAGGCAAGCCTTCTGCAAAGACAGGAGAAAGATATTTACCTGAAAAAGCAATAAAGTCCTTGACAAGTGCGGAGTACTCTGCTACAACTAGGGCTAAGAGAAAAGGTAAGGCTGCAGGTAAACAGCACGTAGCACAGCCTAAAGGTATTGCAAAGAAGACAGCAAGGTTTCGGAGAGGCTAATGTTGAATTTATTGATTGGACCAATTGCTAATTTAGCGGGGACATGGTTAGATGGAAAAGTTGAAAAAACTAAAGCAGAAGCTGCAACAAAAGTGGCAAGGGCTAAAGCAGAAGCTACAGTCATGGAAAGAAAAGCTACTGGCGAGATTGACTGGGATTTGGAAATGGCTAAAGGTAGTCAGTCATCGTGGAAAGACGAGTGGCTTACAATTCTGTTCAGTCTACCTCTTGTTCTTGCGTTCATACCGGGTATGGAAGAAATAGTTGCAAACGGATTTGCGCAACTCAACTCAATGCCTGAATGGTATCAATATTCCTTGGGAGTTATCGTTGCCGCTTCTTTTGGAGTACGTAGCGCAACTAAATTCTTTGGAAAGAAATAGTGTACCATATGTGGGACATGCACAACAGGACTACGGAAGAACAAGCGAGGATTAATCGTGGCAGAACTAACAATGGAAAGATTTCTAAAGTGGAAGATACTACCCCGCTTTATGATGCTGATGATGTCAATATCAGCGTGGAGAGTAGTGGAATGGTTCATGCTTCTTCCAGACCCGACAACACAACAGTCAGCACTGGTGAGTGTAGTCACGGGGGCAATGACAGGTGCATTTGCGGTGTGGCTAGGACATGAGAAATGAAATATCGTAGAGAAGACTTTATACAGAAACTAATTGCACATGAAGGTTTACGCCTTCAGGTATATCAGGATACACTTGGAATTGATACTATTGGTATCGGACGTAACCTAGAAGACCGTGGCATCACTAAAGAAGAACTGGAATGGATGGACATACCTAATATGGCTATTGTTCATACTGAAGGTATCACGGAAG